ATCGCAGGCCGTGGTGGTGACGACGGATGCCATCGCCACGCTGGCGCTGGTCAAGCTGGGGGTCATTGCCAGCGATGAAACGCCGTTGGCAGCCGACATGACGCTCGCACAGGCGGCCGTGGCGGCGGTGCATGCCAACCTGGTGGCGCAGGGGCACGTCGATTGGGTGGCAACCGCCATCACCAACGCAGTGTCCGAGGAGTATGCGGCGCTCACGGCAATGCACCTCGCACCCGCTTTCGGCAAGGCCGCCGACCTGCAAACGGTGGCGCTGATGGAGCAGCGCATTGCCCATGTCGCGCGCATGATCCGAGCGCAGAACCTGGCGCTGTCCAAGGTGTCGCAGGTGCAAGCCGGGCTAATCAGCCAAGGGCTGGTGAACTGGGACAACGTCGGCGTGCCGGTGGCCGTCGCCGAGGCATACACGCGGCTGACCGCGCTGATGCTGTCGTCGTCCTTCGGCAAGCCGGCCGATCCGAAAGAGGTCGCGTTCTACGAGGAGCGGGTCAAGCGGGCGGCACGGATCGCACGGGCGCCGGAAGACGCCGAGGAAGCGGTCATGTCCGTGCATGACTCCATGGTCGCGCGCGGCCTCGCCCGTTTTACGGTATTCGATATTCATCCCGCTGCCGAAATGCCTTACGAGCTGCTCGCCGCCAATCGCCTCGCACGGCTGTTCGAGCAGCCCGCCGATCCCGGCGCCGAGGTGATCGCAACCCGCCAACTGGCGCAGATCGTCCAGCTCGACAGCTCCGGTGAACGCGTCCGGGTGGAGTATTTCTAGATGGCCAACGGGGATGGCCTGAGCTTCAGCACGCCCGCCCCGGCCTCGCCGGACGACGGCCTGGACTTCGCCGGCTACCCGCAGCCGCCCACGGTGCCGCCTGATCCCACCGGCGAGAACTGGCGCGGGCCACCCGGAGCTGATGGGCCGCCTGGTCCACCGGGGCCGGCAGGACCGGAGGGCGAGGACGGTGCCACTGGTCCGGCAGGACCAACGGGACCGCCGGGGGCGGACGGGAGCGGTGGCGGCACGCCTAGCAATGTCCCGCCCGCGATGGACGGGGTCGCCAACCCCGGCACGGTGGCGCTCTACTCGCGCGGCGATCACGTCCACCCCAGCGATACCGCCAAGGCGGCGCTGGTTCACACCCATACCGACGCCAACGTCACTGACTTCTCCGAAGCGGTAGATGACCGTGTGGCGGCGTTGCTGGTGCAGGGCAGCAACGTCACGCTGACCTATAACGATGCGGCCAATACGCTGACCGTGGCATCCAGTGGGGGCGGGGGGCCACCATCAGGCGCTGCAAGCGGCGATCTCACCGGCACATATCCCGCGCCCACGCTGGTGGCTACGGCAGTCGCGGCGGGGAGTTATACCAACACCAACCTAACGGTTGACACCAAGGGGCGCATCACAGCAGCCGCCAATGGCACCGGCGGCGGCGGTGCTCCGATCGGCGCGGAATACATCACCTCGACAACGGATGCGACGCTGACCGCCGAACGGGTGCTGACGGATACCGCAACGATAACGTGGGATAGAACCACCGCAGGCCAGATCAAGGCCAATACGGCAGCAGGTGGCGGCAATGTCAGCAATTCTGGCGTGCCGACAGCGGGGCAATACGGCAAGTGGGTGACGGCTACCACGATCCAGGGTGTCGCGCCCGCAACCGTCTTGAGCGATATCGGCGCCCCGTCCGCCGCCTCGCTCGGCACGATGTCAACGCAAAACGCCACTGCGGTTGCCATTACCGGGGGCACGGTCAATGGCGCGACGGTTGGCGCGACGACCCGAAGCACCGGCGCATTCACCACCCTGGCGGCCTCGGGCGCGGCTACGTTCGGCCTGACGGGCACTGCCACCGCCGCGCTGAATCTCCAGGGCACAACCTCGGGCACCATCACCATCCAGCCGTTGGCAGCGGCCGGGACATATAACTTCAACCTGCCGACTGGGGCCGGCTCATCGGGGCAAGTGCTCACCTCTGGCGGTGGTGCCGCTGCGGCGATGACGTGGACCACGCAGACGGTCGGCACCGTCATCAGCGTCGCCACCAACAACGGCATCACCGGCGGCCCGATCAGCAATACCGGCACGGTCGGCCTGGCAGCCATCGCCGCAAGCAGCCTGCTCGGCAACCCGTCCGCCTCCAGCGCCCCACCGACTACCGCCGTGACCATGGGCGCCGGTATGACGCTCAGCGTTGGCGGCGTGCTGTCCAGCGCCACCGGCACCGTGCAGAGCATCACTGCGGGCACCGGACTCTCGGGCGGCGTGATTACCGGAACCGGCACTATCGCTAATACGGGCGTGCTGTCGGTGGATACCGCCACGGGCGCGCTGTTGATTGGCGCCGGACTGGTGCGGAACGCGCAGACGCTCACCAGCGGCGCCGTCGTCGCCGCCACCGCACCCGCTGTTCCCGATAACACCCTCTGGTTCGACAGCACCGGCGGGCAATTATATATCAAATATAACGATGGCAATACGTCACAATTCGTCTCCGCTACCAACCTGGCCGGGTCGTCAGTATTAACCACGGTCGGGCTGACGGGTTCGCTAACCGATACGCTTCCGGTCGGAACATACGATCTCGGTCCGGTCATCCAGGGCGGCACCGTGGTCAATTCCTATGCCCACGTCGCCTCGGGCACGCTCACATACACGGCCGCAATCGGGGCGCCGGGGTCATTGACGAATATCACCGGCATGGTGGCGCTCACCGCCGCCTCCCCCACCAGCGACAGCGTGGGCACCGCAACTGCCGCCAACGTGCTCACGCCCGGCCAGCATCTGTGGATCATCGTCGCGGGCACCGCCGCCCCCGGCGCAACCGTCTTTCTGACCGTCCGGGTGCCCTGATCATGGCCGTAGTCCTCCAAGCCTTCCAGGGCATCCAGACCTTCACCATCACCAGCCTGAACTCGCTGGCCTCATCGCTGACGGCGGGCTGGGGATCGGCACCGGTGGACAACAGCGCCACGCTCTACCTCGACGCGCTGGTGCAGTTGAACCTCGCCGCCGTCGCCACCGCAGCCGGTTCGCTCAAGGGCTTCTATGTCTACGCCTACGGCCTCACCGATCCGGCGGGAACGGCATACACCACGACAGGCGTTGCCAGCGGAACGCCCGGCACGCAAGGCGCGCTGACCTTCCCAGACATTACCGCTAACCCGATCAACCTGCCGCTGATCGGCGTGGTGCCCTACCTCACAACCAGCGTTGCGATCAACTCGGCACCGATGTCGGTGGCCAAAGGCTTCGGCGGCATCCTGCCCCAGAAATGGGGCATCGCGATCATCAACGCATCCGGCGTCACCATCGCCGCATCCGGCAACTCGGTGCAATACACCGGCGTCTATCAGACGGTCGTGTGATGGCATTCTTGCGCCCAGGAACAGCGCCAACGGTCGCACTACAGGACAGGACCGACCCGCTGGCGCGCGACCTCGCACTGTGGTTCCCGATGACCGAACGTGCGGGCGGGCTGGTGCGCGACGGCTCGGGGTTCGGCGCACTCGGCACGATGACCGCTGGCGCCACATGGACCGCCGCCGGCCCTAACGGTTCAGCGGTCAACTGCCCGGCCGCCGGACAGATCACGGTGCCCAATCTGGCATTCACGTTGCCACACGGCCCGGCCACCATGTCGATCTGGATCAACCCGACGAACTACAGCAACTACAACGGCATCATGGCGAAGACCAACGGCGCCCAACCCGCGCCGTTCGATTGGTATATGACAACCGGTTCTGGCATTCCGATATTCTACTATGGCAATGGCATCGGCAGCAGTGGGAATTTTACTGCAACGGCCGCCCCGCCGATCGGCCGGTGGAACCATGTTGCGGTGGCGATGGTCGCTTACGATACCAATTCGGATATGACGCACTATCTCAATGGTGTGCCGAACGGTGCAGGGAAGCTAAATTTTACCCCTAGCGCTCCGGTTGACATGGCGGTGTCGCTGATCATCGGCAATCGCGGTGATGCCGTCACGCAAGCCAACTGCAAATTCGCCGATGCGCGCATCTATGCCCGCTGCCTGACGCCGGGCGAAATCAGGATGCTTTACCTCGACGGGCTGCGGCCATGGCGGGCCAAGCCGCGCCCTGTCGTGCCGAAGCCCGCCGCTGTGGCCGCCGGCTACCGCGCCCGCGTCGTCAGGTGGGGGTAACGCCATGGCAGCTTTGGATTTCCCCGCAACCCCTTCCAACGGCCAGCAATACGTCGGCCCCGGCGGCGTGCTCTGGGTCTACGATCTCCCCGGAACCAAGTGGGTCAGCGGCTCGCTCGCGGCGGGCGTCTACGTCACGCCAAACACCAACTTTGCCGACAACACCGGCTTTGCGGTCAACCAGCGGACCTATGTGACCGCAACGGCGCTCGCCGCCGGGATCTACGGCCATGACCGCTGGAAGGCGGGCGCCGGGGGCTGCACCTACACATTCGCAGCCCCGGCCGGGCCGTCCAACAGCATCACCATCACCGCCGGCACGCTGCAACAGGTGGTCGAGGGACTGGGCATTGTCGGCGGCAACTACATGCTGTCATGGACGGGCACCGCGCAGGGACGTGTCGGCGCCGGTTCCTACGCCGCCAGCCCGGTGGCCGTGACCGGCATCGCCGCCGGAGCCAACACTACCATCGAGTTCAACGCAGGCACGCTCAGCCGGGTGAAGTTCGAGGCCGGCACCGTCGCCACCACATGGCAGGCGCGGGACCAGCAGGCTGACCTCGCCAACTGCCAGCGGTTCTATGTCGTGTCCACGCAATATCTCGCCGGCAGCGGCACGGCCACCGTGACGGTCGGCCATAGCGTCACCCTGCCGGTGACGATGCGGGTGCCGCCGCCCACGGTCACCTGGGTAACCCTCGGCAGCAGCAATATCGGCACCGTCACGGCGCAGAACGACAGCAGCTCATCCGTGCTGTTCCTCGCCCCCGCGACCACCACGGCAGGCTTCGCGATGCACGGCACATACACAGCAACGGCGGACCTATGATCATGGTGTCCCTCCTCATATACATTCTTATACTGTGCCTGGTCTTCGGGGTTATTTACTATATCATAACCCTGATCCCATTGCCGCCGCCATTTGCTTTGATTGCACAGGTGATCCTGGCGCTGATATTGGTTCTAATCTTGCTCGATATTCTGATGGGCGGGCGCTTCGTCGGCGGGCCGTGGCGGCTGCCACCATGAGCCCGCGCACGCTCTACTATACCGTCATCGGCCTGACCTTCCTCGCCCTCTATACCGGCGGATGGCTCCCGTGAGATGGACGAACCAAAGCCCACGGCCCGCCCGAGTTGGCTTACCATCGGCGTCATTGGCGCCGCGCTCTCCGTGGCCGTCTACGTCTTCGTCATCGGCGCCGAGATCGGCACGATGAAGCAGAAGGTCGCCAGCAACGAACTACGCATCACCGCGCTGGAGGTCCACGGCAGCGGGCCGGTGCAAGCGACAGCCGAGAAGGTTAACGCGGTGACCCAGCGCGCCGACCGCATCCTCACCGAGGTGTTGCTGATGCAGAAACTCGTCAGCGACCTCGCGGCCAACCAACAGGCGCAGGGCGTCGTGCTCGATCGCCTGCGCGAAGACGTCGCCAAGGGCCGCTCGCCATGAGCGAGTTCGACCGCGAGGGCGGCAGCCGCGCACCACGCACCGAGGCGCCGCCATTCATCCACGCGCTCTATGCCGAAGTCGTGGACATGCTCAACGCCACCCGCGACCGATCGGCCCGCGAGGCCATCGCCACGCTCTACGCCTGGACGTTGCAGAACTACGCGATCTTCCACCCCGGCAGCGAGGCGCACTGATGCAGCACTCCATCACCCTGCCGTATCGCCGCACGTCGCCGGTCCATGTGCCCCGCAGCGACCTAGTGCTGTCATCCGCCGATAGCCTGCTGTTGACCGTCATCGTGGTCGAAAGCGACCATCCATCCGCCCAGGCGATCGTGCTGCACACCGACGCGGACGGCCCGGCGATGCAACTGGTGCTGTGGGACGACGCCGACTACGGCTACGCCTGGGGCGACTACCAGCGGGCCTGGACGCCCGGCCTGACGCTGCGATCCACCCCAGGCACGCCCGGCAGCGCGGCGGGCAGCTGGGACTTCCATATCCCGACCGGGACGTTCAAGGACTTCCCGCGACGCTGCGGCTGGGCAATCCTGCTGCTGTGGAACAACGGCGCGAAGTCCTCGGTGCTGGCCCAAGGTATCGCCAGCTTCTTGCGGCCGTTCTTCATCGGCACA